GCAATTTCTTTTAAACAAGTATGCCATTTTACAAATGGAGCAAGTGCAGGATTAGATGCAGTTTGCATAAATGTAATTAGTCTTTGTGATCTAACTTCTTTTTGCATTAGAGAAGAAGTTCCTTGTGCTTTAACTTCCAGATCACCTTTAACATTTGGAGCATCATCATTGAATTGCATATTCCAATGAAACAATGCTTCACCGAGTGGTTTTAATAAGTAGTCGTCAATGTTTTTAATAACTGTTTTAATACTTAATGCAGCTGCACCCATTAACATTGACATACCAGATGCAGTTCTTGTAGTTGATTGAACACCAGTAGTTCCATGTGAGTATGAAGGAATACCAGTTGATTCATCAGCTAGTTGTCTAAACTTATCAAACATTTGCAAGTTTTCAATTGCAGTATTAGGAAATTTAACTCCGTGTATTGCTTGACCAGTTTGACCACTTTGTCTTCTAAAAATTTTACCAGGATAAACTTTCATATCCTGACCTGGCACTAACATAGTTTCATCAACATCAAATACTAAGTTACCTGCTAGTGCTAAGTTATCAATTGCCATTCTTGCATGACCATTCATAACTGTTTGTGAATCTTCCATATTTTCTGGAATACCTATTCCAAAAAATTGATAAGGATTTAATTCATATGGACAAACTAAATAAGGAATTCTCTTTGGTGTAAATGGATTTTCAACCATTCGTAATATATGTCCGCCACAAATCCAAGCATTAATGTGTACTACATCAGAATCACTTTCATAAGATACATTACATTCGTCTGCAAATTTTTTATCTATTGATCCCCAATATTCAAAAACTTCAAATCTATTTTTATAAACACTTGTAATATTTTCTCTATCATATAAAGATGATTCATATCCTCTAACTTGATAATTTGGACCATCTTCTAAACATCTTTCAACTGCTTCACTATTAAACATTGGTTTGTCCTTCAATGCTTCTAGTTGATGTCTATTAAATGAATGTCTTTGAATTACATAATCACAATCATTTATATTTGTAGCATTTGGATCTGGATAAAAATCCCAACAAGATACTGCTTCTACTGACGGTATAGATTTAGTTCTTGCTTCGTGTACTCTAACTTCATTACCTTCTTCATCTTCACCAGTATTATAGTAGTGATATGTTTTAGCATCAGTAAATGGACCTTTAAGTATTCCAGTACCTAATAAAGCCATTTCAAAGAATACATGACGTAATATAGTTATTGCTTTACTTTCTTCAAGCTGGTCATGAATTAATTTTTCCATAGCTTCAGCTGCTAATTTAGCAGGCTCAATCTGTGGAGTACCAGTTGGAGATGGACCACTATTCATTCCTACAGATTTATAATCTTGTGCAATTGATTGTATTAAATCATTTGCAGTAGCACCTGCTGGAATTTGTTTTCCATCACCAGGAAATCCGTATGGACTTTCAGGCTCTTGACTTGGTTGTTCTTGTGGATTCTTTACGTGAGCATATTCATCAATTCCTTCTGGAACTGGAGTTGGATTAATTCCTAAAGGAAATTTTCCTTGAGAAAATAATACTTCAATGATTTGCCCAAATGAAGCAAGAACTTTAGTCTTTGTTACTTTAACAAAAACTCTTGACTTTTCACTATCACGAAAAGCCATTTCTGGACCATAGATTCCTCTATAGTTTCTATAAGCTTTCAACCATCTTTTTTCATCGTATATCTTCGATGTTTCAGATTCTTGAAATTTATTTTTTATATAACCAACTAGAGGATGACTAGCTCCTTCGTACCCAAGCTTTTTATTATTATCATCCATTTATAATTTAGTAATCTTTTTGGTCTGCCATTTTAAAAATAGCTGGATCAACTTTGGATTTAGATTTACCTTTTTTATCTTTACCATCACCTGCTACGCTACCATGCTTAACTTTAGCATTTGGATCTATTTCCAATTTGCCTCTCATAAGCTTAGCTTCATTAGCAGAAGATAATTCTCCGTGTTTAATCTTATTCATCATGTTATTAGTCTCCCTTTGTTAACAGATCAGTTTGTCCGTATTGTTTTTTAGATTTTGCTTTATAATCAGTATATTGTTTTTTACCTTCAATTGCAACACCAGGCATAATAGCTTTAGCCCAACCTTTAATTTTATTTAAAGTTTTTGGTTGTGCAGGATTTAATTGATCCATAGCACGATTACCAAATTTGCCAATAGTTTTTTCTATTAGCTTTGAACCTACGCTTTGCATAAGTTTACCAGCACCTACAAACTTATTATCTTTTGTAAGAGTTGGATCTATCTCGTGAATAGGATTTCTTTTTTGTATTTTCTTATCCATTAATAATCTTTTTCATCAGCCATACTAAATAATGATTGCTGAATGTGTTCAGAACCAGATTTAGTAGGATAATCAATTTTCTTTAGAACAACATCTGCTTCATATTTACCTGGAGCATGTTCTTTAAAGTCAATATTAACTGATTCTCTGTTTGGCTGTTTGCCATCAGAAGCTTCACTTAATTCGCCTTGTTTAACTTTACTTTTAATATCAAAATTAATTTCCATTATTCCTCCTCATCTTCATCTTCAAAATCACTTTCATCTAAACTTCCATTACCTTCTTCTAGTTCAGATGTATCTAAAACTTTCTGTTCTAATTCGTCCAGATCGTCTCTTATATGTTCAATGATATCTTCGATTGATTTTTCTTTTTTCTTTTTAGCCATAGTGATACCTATATTTTAAATTTTTTAATTGATAAAACATTTTTGGTTGGTATGGTTGTATAGTTACCACCTTGCTTTATTTGATTATTGTCTTCAAAACTAAAATCGGACATTATGATTGTAACATTGGAATTTTGTGTAACCAACCATCCAATGCTACAACATATTGCCGTTTTAGATTTCTTAATATCTATAATATCTTCCCAGCTATTATTACTGACAATATCCTCCCAATATATTTTTACTAGAGGATATGGAAAATTTTTTTTATTTAGTTCTGGTATTTTTAACTTTCTTGACACCTTTTAGCTTACCAGATTTTTCCATGGCATAGAATACGGATTCACCTTTTTTCTTACCGTATTGCTTTGTCATAGCTTTTTTAATCTTAGTTCCTTTTTTACTTAGAGGCATACTAGTATTTTGCTTTCATTTTTTTGTTAGTTTTCTTAGCGTACTTCTTAGCTGCTTCTTTTCCCTTTTTTGTGTATGGGAATTTTTTCTTTCCTACCATCGGCATAGTTTATTTCTCCTATTTAATTAATAACCAAATTTTCTATCTACTGGTGTAAAATCCGAAAGGATTGGTTTGAACCTTTCTGCGTAACCAGGATGTGTTGGTCTACTCATACAACCATATCTTAATGCATCGTATGCGTGATCTTCTGCAGTAGTATCTACGTCTTCAGGATTGCTGCTATCTACTGGAAGAGCACTTAGGGTTTTAATTAAATTTCTGCAATTGGAAAAAATTCTAATACCAGGTTGCTCATCCTTAAGCATTAATCTTTTATGTATTTCTAACTTACCACTAATTCTACTTCGTGGTGAACGATCAGAAGGTCTCCATCTGCAGCCTTGTTGAATCATTGTCTCAGCAATACTTGGTCCTACATCACCTCGTCTTGCCCAAGTACTAGAGTCTAATACTCCGTACTGTATATATTCGCTTTGTTCTAAATCTAATACTTGTCTGGCGAATTTGTCAGCCGTAACTTTAGATGTGTAAAGTTCTCTATAAATCCAAAGATTATTATCATAATCAACTGCAAACCATAACACACAAGCAGGAGAAGAATAGCCCCAGTCTGCAGCCCTAAATTTATACCAACCTCTAGGTATCTCAAAGGGTTCCACCACGTGTGTGATCTTATTAAATTCAGGAAACGCTGAGTTCTCGTATGCATCCCAATCTCCATCTAAAAATTGTTTTCGTTGTACTTCTGGTAAAGATGCAAGCATGATGTAATAATCATCAGTCTGCATCAAGTATGGATTATCTTGTAACTTAGCTGGTATAAATCTTCTTGTAATTGATTTAACTCCAGCAGGTGTATTTATCTTTACTTCAAATGCTTTATTAGGTTCACTTGGTTCTACGAACATTTCTCGTACCCAACCTGATCCTACGTTACCTGGGTTTCCTGTGGCTCTCATGAATACAGGAATCTCTTTGTCAACTGATCGTAAAGATGACCTTAAAAAATTATATATATCTGGCGAAGGATATTGTGGAAGTTCGTCTATTCCTATCCATGTGTACGATTGACCTTGGTAACGTAAAACGTCCTGCATGTTTTCTGCGTAACCAAACTCTATCTTTGCTCCCGAGGGAAATCGCCACTCTTTTTCTTGCTCTCTCCATTTGGCTCCTGGAAATGCTTTTGAGTATAACATCTGAGACTTTTGAATTAAGTCTCGTAACTCAGGCATTGTCCTTCTAATTAGGAGTGCTCTATGATTTGTCTTTTGACAATATCTAAGTGGATCAACCAACATCGCATATGATTTACCACCACCTCTAGCTCCGCCATAAAATACTTCTCTTTCAGAAGCTGCAAGAAATTGTGTTTGTGGACCTTCATTAGGTTTAAAAATTATTTCTTGACTTTTTATGTGCTCTTGTATTGCTTGAGGAGCACTCTCGATTATATCTTCAGTAAGTAGCTTTGTTTCTTTTCCGTCTAATGCTTCGTTTATAGTTAACAGTTTACTCTTAACATTTTCCGCATGACGTTTAGCAGAACGTAACGCTTGCTCTGCTGTAGCAACTTTCTTACGAGTTCTCTCTAATATCTCTTTCGCTGATCTCTTGGCTTTCTGCTTCGGTGTTTTCTTGGGCCTTGGCGGTAATACCATTGATGATTCGTTTTTTAAGTCCGACATGCGAAATGTATCTTCCTGTTGCTCTGTGTAACCACTTAGCTGTTTCTCTATATGAACAAGTCTTTAAATATTCTTTAGCTTGTTTTAATGCTTCTAATTCTGATTTAACTGGTTCAATATAATTTGGATCACTTGACTCTTTAAATCCAAAAGGAATTGTTCTAGCTCTTTTCTTGATCTTTATCGGTTCCATCTTTTGCTGGTAATATAAATATTCCGTGTAGAGATTTCATATTAATATCTAATTGATCTTTTTTAGTTATTCCTACACGATCAAGAATTTGTGTGGCAGCAGCTAATCGAATATTGGCATGTGGAGTCGTGCCATCTTCTTCTAATAGATCTACCATTTTAGATGCTGCCTTAGCAGAATAGGTAGATAGGTGGGTTTCTGCTAATTCTATAATTTCTTTTTTTAAATTCCGTACAACCTTTGGATATGAGGTTGGTGCATAGCCTGCTATTTCAGCAGCTCGTTTAGGATCCCCTTTTGCTTCTCCAAATAGAGCCTCTAGAAACTTTTCTTGAGTATCTGTTAAGCTTCGCTTTGGACTTGTTATTATAGAAGAATCCGTTTCTTGCATTTATTAATTCCATGAATTCACTAAAAGGTAACTCTAGTGCTTCTTTAGTCAATTCTATTTTTGAATTGTGCATTTAGATAATCTCTTAAAGAATCAAAACCTTTATCTTCAACTTCTTGTTTAGTAACCGCAGCAAACTGCTTACCATCATATGTGAATGATTTTTTTCCTGCTTCTCTAGCTTCTTGAAAAGCTTTTGAGAATGAAGTCATAGTTGGTTCCATTTTTTCTGCACCAGCAGCTCTAGGTGATTTAGATTTAGTCAAAGACATTTTTTCTGCACCAGCAGCTCGTGGAGATCTCTTGGTACCTACAGCAGATGTAGTACCAACCAGATCATCTTCCAATGATTCTATTTGTTTTTTCTTTAATGCTTTATCGTACTTAGGAAATATTCCACCTGTTCCTTTTGGAAACAAAGGTTGAGAGAATAGTTTCTTAAGTCTTGATTCTTTTTTAGCCATATAGTTATCCTTGTTAGTTAGTAATCCCTAGGAGATTACTTACAGTTGTAAATCAGTGATGACCTTGTTTATATCCATATGATATTTTTAAACGTGTGTGTCCCTTTGATTTACAAAAGCTTATAGTTATATATATTATAGTGATAAATATCATTTTGTCAAGTACTATTTTTAATTATTTTTATTTTTATTTAAAGTTACTCTTGACAAAATGGCTAGAGGGGTGTATAATGTACATAGGTACCCACCAGGGGGGCCATATATATATTATTTAGGTAGATATATATTTACCCCCTAGGGAATTCCACGGGATAAGGCCAGAATAATTTACCCCCATAACTGGTTTACAGGGGTACTTGGGATTTTCTGGTATTCGTATATGTACCTACACCACCACCCCCCCTGCCCCCTGCGTACCCCCTAGAAATTTCTTAATCATTTTGCACAGATATATTTATTGATAATTAAAAACTAGCTGGGGCAAGCTGGGAATACCCCAAAATATTATTTGGTTATCACTTAGGAACACTCGGGGTAGTGTGGGATTTTGTACCTATAACCCCCCTATGTTAATCACTTGGGAATTACTCAGGAATTGTTGGGGCAAAAAAAAACCCCCTAGCTATTAACTAGGGGGCTTTAGGTTTTTAGTTTAGAGAAGTTAAGCTGATATCTTTACATTACCATCAGCTGAAAGATTTTCAGTAGCTGACATATATCCTTCTCGAATTGTTTGGCTATCAAGTATTGAATAAATATTACCCATATACTCAATGGCTTTCTCATCAACTAACTCTAACAATTTATTGTAGTCTTTTTTGTTAGCAACATTAAACACCTTTTCTAATTCACTAAAATAATTAATAGTTAATTGAGTGAAATTAGTTTTTGTGTCCTTTGTTTTTGATGATCTAGTTATAATTGTTGGAGCATATTTAACTGACCAAACTTTGTCTATTGTACCTGTGTTAACTTCAACTAAGTCTGTGCTTTCATTTCTTACTTTTTTTGTTGCCCCTTTTTGTCCTTTTAGTTTTTGCTCAATAAAAGGTGTGGCAACATTTGATTGCACAAGTACCTGATTTTTTTCATTTACTTCAAATTGGTCTTTATAATCATACATCATAATTGCCAACTTGATTGATCTAGTACAAGCCATTTCAAATGCCCCATTTTTATTAACTGTTCGATCATAACTAGCTAGATTGTATAAATGACCCTTTAAAAATTTAACTGTGTTCCAGTCTTTTAAAGAAGTTTTATTCCCACTATTGATTTCAATCATTAAGGCATTAATACTTCTAGCCATTTGAGGTACAATGTCAGCTAATAAAGTATTACTTACATTCTTTGCTCTAAATAATACTTTTTTTAGCTGTTCGTTTGCTTTTAATGAATCTAGAAAATTGTTAGCTTCCTTGATTTCATTTTCTTTTTTTATTTGTTTTAGTTTATTACTCATTTTTTTCCTTTGGTTTAAATCTTTTAAATTAAGTTTTAAAAGATATATTTCACTTGTAATGAATTAATTTAATTAAGTCAAGATAGTAGCCATAATTTTTTTATGTGTGGCATTTTGTAGCAAGTTAACAGCTGTTAACTGAGAACATTAAAGGAACACCCTACAACCTTTAGAGGTATGCAATTTGTGCATAGCTAATGCTTGACCTATGCAATTTTTGCATATATATTGATAGTTGTAAGGGGGTAATTAAAATCTATGTACAAAAAAAATTATATAGAAATAGCAAAAATATTAAGTGAGCATAAGCCATTCAATATTAAATTAATTAATGACTTAGTAAGTTATTTTTATAAAGAGAATAATCGCTTTAATAAGTCTTTATTTATAAAAAAAATCTATAACCTAGGTAATAAAAAATGAATACTATATTAATAATTGGAATTTGTTTTTTTGTTGGTGGGTTTATTCTTTTAATGATTTCTATGCTGATAAGTAGTTATTATGAAAGAAAATTATATCAATTAAAAAAGCAATTTGAATATATAAAAGTTAAACCAAAAATAAAGGATAAATAATTATGACATATATAACTTTAAGAATATTTGTATCAGCATTATTATTTTTATTCAGTTTTTTAGCTGTAAATATAAGTAATGATATGGCATTAGGTACTTTATTGCTCGGACTAGGATTAGCAAACTTAGTTATCCGAGATGCTTGACATAAAAGATAAAAAGACATAGTTTTAGGAAAGTAAAAAAGAAAGAAAGGAAAACAAATGGACACTACAATAGCTACAATTTTTTGGTTATCATTTGGAAGTCTTTTAATAAGTGCTTTCCTTTGAATAAAAACAAAAAATAAATAAAACCCTGTGCCATTAATTTGACGCAGGGTTTTTTATTTGGTACTATTAAAAATAACCAAAGGAAAAATAGGAGAAACATAATGGGAAATGGAATAACCATATTTAATACAAGCAAAAAATATATCTATGAAACCATTAGTAAAATAAAAAAGAAATGGTTAAAAAAAGATATGCAAATGAAAGAAAAGCTAGAAAAAGAAAAAGCATTATTAGTTAAAAAAGCTGATCTTGCATTTAAGAAATGGGTAGAGTTACGAAATCAATATGAAATAGCAGATGAAATGTTATCTGCTTTAGATAAAAAATATACATATGAAGTGACAGTAAGAAAACCTAATGTGTATTATAAAGCAAACTAAGGAGAAAAATAATGGCAACTAAAAATATATGTAATACTTGTAATGGAAATCATTACATTAAGATTAGAGAAGTATGGACAGATACAAGTGAGACTAAAAAAGAATGGTACACCAAACCTTGCCCTGAGTGTATCGACATTGATGCCTATGAATTAGAACAGCTTGACCATTTTAAAAAGGTTATGGCTTTAATATAAAACTCCCTCAACAATACCCCTATAAACCCTGTGTCATTAGCTTGACATAGGGTTTTTTATTTGTTATGGTTGTAGTATGATTAATCATATACAAAGGAAAACATATGTTTGATAATGATGACAACACTCATCTACTCAAATGGAAACGATCACTAAGAAAAAAGCTAATTAATTGCCTTGCTCTTATTGAGAATGAAGGTAAGCCAACACAAAATCTTGCTTATGAATTAGCAAAAGCTAAAGAATGTTTTGTGTATTGGAATAGTGATGCTCAGTTGTGGGAAAAACATAGAACTCACATACCTTTTCGAACTGAATCGGAATCTTTTGAATTAGATGAATAGCATAATAAACATATTAATCGTATGGCTAATGATAATAAGTATTATACGATTTGTGTTTAGAAAAAAATGTAGGGGTAATTTTATTTGGATTATCCCTGCATTTATATTTTTAATTATGTTAAAAGGTTGTCTAAAACTAGGTGGATTATAATGATCGAAGCAATATTATATTTAATAACAGATAATAATTTAGTAATTAAAAAAACAATTCCAAACTTTACTTCATACATTGAGTGTGTAAGATATGTAGATTCAATTAAAACTTATGATAATGATAATGTGTACTTGACATTAGATAAAAAAAAGTATAAGTTGTGGGTCGAATATTGTAATTAATAAAGGAGTACCTATGATATATATAGTATTAGAAGTAGATAAATCATATCAAGAGCCATTAATATTTATTAGAGGGTCTTATGATACAATGGAAAAAGCAAGTGATGCACAAACATCATATAGAAATCTTGCTAAACTAAATAACAAACCTAATTTAATCTATCCAATTACAGCAATAACTATTTGACATTAGTTAAATAGTAGTATAGTATGCAATGACACTATCAATTAATTTTGGTAGTGTCTTATTAATACAAACAGAGGAGAATAAATGACTACTAAAAAATATAGTGGTATATCTTTGACACCACCAGAGCCTGTCACTCCAGAGAACATAAAAGAACATATGATTTCTGATGATGAGTTAAGGCAAAGAGTGTTAAATGGAGAGCTTGAAGATGCAAAATTAGAAGCTATCCTATTTCCAAATGGAAGACCTGCCAAGTAATCACTTGACACTATAATCAACATAATATAATATGTACTCTTATTAACAATAGGAGTACATATGATACACGCAGATGTAAAGATAGGTCAGTTTACTGACTTTGTATATACTTTATTAGAGCAGACTAAATCTAAAAAGTTTAGAGCTGGCTTTATAAAAAAAGATGGTACATATAGAGTTGGTAAATTTGATTTACTTCATCGTGGTAAGTGGAAACAATCTGATGGAACAATGTATGTTCGTAAAGGCAAAGCTAGAACTACTAATCCTGATGATTATATACTTGCTCACGATTTAGAAAAGAAACAACCTAGAAATATATCTTTTAATAGATTATTATGGATAGGTGTTGGTAGAAAATTGTATAAGATTAATCGCTATAAAACTGGTGATGAATCTATACGAGTGTTTGAGTTTGAAAGAGTAAAATTCTCAGGACTTAAAGACTTACTAAATGGAAACATCAACTTAGAGGAGATACAATGAGTGATATGTGGTGTCAGAATAAAAGATGTGCAGAAAAGAAAACCAAAAACCAAATTAGAGGTAGTAAAGGTAAAAAATACTATCAATCTAATAAGGCAACTGGCTACTATGAGTATTGGTGTAGTACGGGTTGTCGTGATCAATGGTTTAGCGACAATCGTGAAACTGCTTTAAGAGCAGTAGGTATCATTGAAAAGCAGACTATACAAATGGAAGATGCTTGGTACATAGACGCAAAGTATGATTGGAATTCTAGTTCCGATGGTAATACATACATCTATACTCTTAGAAATATGTTGTTAGGAATAAAACAACCTATTACTAAACAACAAGCACAAACTCAAGTGCAATTTGATAGTTCTTCTAATTGGCAAACAAAAAATGACGATCAAGCTAAAGAGTTAGCTATGGAGTTAGGACTTATCAAGCAAGTCGCTTGACATAATCTACATTATAGACTATTATTGAGACACTACTTAGAAATCTAGGTAGTGTCTTTTTAATTAAAAAGGAGAAACAATGACAAACAAAAAGAAACAGGACATCAGATTGAATAATGATCTGCGTAAAGCTTATGTTCAAGACTTTCGTAGATTTTTAGAATCTCATACTGATAATCCTAAGTATCAGGAATATGATTCTGCACTTAAAGTTGCAAAGGTTAGAATCGCTGATGCTTTTAAGACTGCTAAAAAGGTAGTTGAAAGAGCATACATTCCTGAAGATGTTGCAACATTCCAAAAACTACAAAGAAGATATAGTACTGTTGATGCTACAAGCAAAGACAGTTGTTTTTATTTTGCTGTTGTAGATAGTAAAGGAAAACAAGTTAAAGAGTTAGATGAGTATAATGATGAAGTGTCTAAGAAAAGACACTTTGACTTTAACTTGCAAGGCAGTATGACTGGAAGTCAATGGGATAAACAGAATGAGTTTGCCCAAGCTTTCTATCGTACTGAAATGAAACAAGTGGGATTAAATCCTGATTGTAGTATAGAAAATTCTGACAAACATCAGAATCCACATCTTACAATTCAGCAGAATAAAATCTCAGATTGGATAAAAGGAGACAATGGTGCTTCTGGCGATCTAATTACCAAATGGAAAAATGATTATTCATTAGACATAATTGGTAGTGGTGGTTGTAGATCAAGAGCAATCCCTTGTACAGAAAAAGAGTTTGCTGTATTTGAGTTGATGCTATTAGCTAAACAAAATTTAGTTAAGGCACACGAAGAATGGATTGGTGCTATTGTTAAAGCACAAAATGCAGTAGCAGAAACTATCAAAAGCTGTAGAACTAAATCAGAGATTGATAGTATTGCTAAGGAATATAATTGGAAACCGAATGTTTCTATTAATAAAACCTTTGGTACTGCTATGGTCGTAGACCCTCGTGGATTAAAGAGTATAACAGATACTATCTTAGGTTATACTAAGAAACAAACACGAGAAGAAAAGATTGCTATTGCTAGACAAGCATTGGCACAGACACACTCTAAGTTAGCAAACTAAATACTAACTAAAACTTATTGGGGTTAGGCGAGAAATTGCCTAGCCCTTTTTTATTTCCCAAATAATACCTGCCATAGTCTTGACATAATACTGCCATTATGTTATGGTATAACTATAAACATAACAAAGGATATAAGTATGAAAGATATACTAAACTTAATTGAACAAAGTTATACTATGTATGAAAATACTAGAGATGAGAGGTATAAAAAAATATGGTATGCGTTAATTAATAAACTACATAAGTTATACCATTCATATAATTAAGTAATCCCCTATGGCTTTCTCTATGTATATTATATATATAACCCCCCCTAAGATGACACGACAGTATAGCATACTTTTTAGAGAAAGTCAATAGGCAAAATAAAAATATTTTAATCGGAGATAATGTAATGTTTATATATAGAACTTATGATGAGAACAGTAAGAACTTAGCTAGTACTAAACTATTAGCTAGAGCAGTATTAGGTCGTGCATTTATGGACGCAGTAGGACATATAACTAACTCAAGTTATTGTGGGGCAACAGAAAGAAGTTTATTAAAAAAAGATTCAATTAGATTTATAGATAGTAATAACAAATGGTTTGTGTATTGGTGTGATATGGCAGAACTAGAGCCTGACTATGTTGTTAGAAAATTTGATGACTTGATTTATCATCTTAATAGTGGTAAAATGAAAGGACTTAACTTACAAACTTTAATAGAAACATATATAGCTAGATTATGAACATATTTCATTTACATAAAGACCCTAAGATATGTGCTGAGTATCATTGTGATAAGCACGTAGTTAAAATGATACTAGAAACAGGACAGATGTTATCTACTGCATATCAAAGACATTGTGGTATTGATGAAGATTTATATAAACCTGCATACCAAAAACACCCAATGACAATATGGGTTGGAGATTCTCAAGCTAATTATCTATGGACTATGGATTTACTTGGAGAATTAATTAATCAATATCGTTATAGATATAATAATAAAACACATAGTACAGGTAGAATTTTAAATAACTTATTACTTAAAAATAAAAATGTTATAGATAAGTTTAAATATAAATCATTTCTTATACCACCTTTGTGTATGCCTGACCATTACAAAGTTGATAACTATATTCAATCTTATATTAACTATTATGTAGGAGATAAAAAAAGATTTGCTAAGTACACTAGAGTTGACACACCAGACTTTATGTGCTAGTATAACAATATGCAAAGCTCCTAAGCCACGAGCTTATATAATAACTGGCTTGTTATAAACTTGAGCCAGTAACTTGCTCGTAAGACGAATTCGCAAGATATCGGTCTAAGATAAGTGGGTTACTGGGTCAAGTTAATAAGTCGCTATAGCTAATGCAATAAAAAAACATACGTTACTTTTGCATTAACTTGATCGGTCAAGGTGTCCCAGACCTCGCAAGAGGAAGAACGAACACATAGATATGGATCGGGAGTGTTACTTGACTAGGTGATACAGCAATCCTGCTATTGCTAGCGTGATAGCTAAAATACTGCGATTGGTTTGGTCAGCACCAAAGGCATATGCCTAAAGCTGACCCCAATATAACAAAGGATACAAATGAAAAAGAAAAAGAAAATAGATAAACAGGAACAAGAGTTCTATCATATTCAAAATATAATTGTGGAAGACTTAAGAAAGTTTACTAAGAAATGGACTAAACATAATTATAAATTTGATGAAAATTATAGTTTAGCATTTTATATGCAAATGAAATTTGCTATGCACGAACTATTGTCTAGAGAATGCCTTCATACTTTTAAAGATATGGTAGATCACGTTAAAAATGAAGTAATTGAATTTGAAAAAAGAAGATTCAATGAAAGCGAAGAAG